TTCTTGCGAATAGTCCCAAGCATAGGGATCGCTTACTCTACTCATATACCAGACGTGCGGCGCAATGTCGGCACCAGCCAGGACGATCCTGTCCAGGTAACGACAGATAAGGGGGCAACCAGTAGGGACTTGTCCTACGCCATCAGTAGCAACCCAAATTACCAACGTACCCGCTGCTGGATCGTATACTTTCGGAGCACGCTCTATCCTGAAAGAACAATTTCCATTACCTGGTTCCAAATCCAAAGTAAGATTATTACCTGAACGAGTTGCTATTGTGTATGTACCAGCAGTTACCCCTTCGCCGATAGGCGTCAGCACCGCTACATCATCGTAATTAGGAGTAGCAATACTAGTTGGCCATGGTTCATAGCTCTCGGAAGTCAGAATAGCGCCGGTGATGTCTCCATCTGTTCCTACCGCTTTCAAGTCTCCGTAGTCAGCGATATAAAGCTCTTGCCCACTCTGGGCAGTCATTAAGAGTGTATCATCTCGTACCGTAAGACTAGAAGAAACTACTTCCAAATTTCCGTATGTAATTTCATTATATAAATCACCACCAACAGAAGCGACTAGCATTGTACGTAATGCAGGAGGTGTTCCAGTAGAAAAATACTGAACGCGAAAAGTATTAGCTAAACAAAGTCCACCATCGACCGTACATTCCAATCCAAAGCCAACACGTAAATCAGTATGTGCATCTACTTCTTGTTCAATAAGTTCAACACCATTCCAATTAACAGTTAGTGTGTCGCCATTTACGGATACTGAAAGCCATCCGGGGCGTGCGGCGCCAAGAGTTCCACTGGTAAGTTCGTATTCAGTTGCATCACCGTCATTGTATGATGTAAGTGTTCCAGCGTAACTCCCGTCTGAACCTGACATTGCAAGATCGACAACAACTCCGTCCTGTTCATAATCGGGCGTGTCGTTGTCCATGCGTAGGTATAAACGGTAATTCCCATGAAACTCTCCATTCCAGGGAACTAGGTATATTTCCACCGCATACGTCTGATCGAAGTCAATCGGCAATTCGTCCAATACGGCAGCAGCGTCAGGTACGCTACGATCAATATAAGCTAACGCCGATGGAAGAATTAACGGCTCAGCTTCAGCCCACCATGCTATCTCCCAGGCTTCCCCAAGGGAAAGCCCGCCGAAGTTATCTGACCAGGCGGTGAACCCGTCTCCTAACGCAAGCACCATAGGGGCCAGTAGCCTCACTGGAGAGGCCAGACTGGGAGCATGAGACTCCACAAGCCCAGGCCGGCTCCCGCCTCTCTGCCGGCCTTCCAGGGGCTCAGACGGCCTTACGTTCAAGGCTGTAGCAGTCGTGAACGGAGGCTGTTGGCGATATGCCGCACGGCGGTGCAGCCCAGCAAGCGGGAATTGGAGATGAAGTTGTCTTTTCTTAGCCATTACCCCCCACCTGAACTAAAGGCCCCGGCCCGACCGGACCAGGGCCTCGTGTAAACACTATCTGCGAGTTGTTCACTACGTAGTGAAAAACGGTTCAAGAGTGCTAAGTTGCAGGGCCGTCAAGGAATTTGCATTATTCTCGTCAATTGACCCAACAAGCGCTTCCAGCGTCATGTCGATTTGCGACAAGTCCGAATCGGTTTCCAGCACTTCACCAAAACGCCTGGCGTACTCCGCGAATTCGGGAGTCTGCGGTTGAATCGTGACAGGCTTTCCCGGCTCTTCTCCGGTAATTTCGTAAATCATCGAAGTACGCTGTTGCTCCACAATCGTGAACTCAGCGCCAACAAGCCTCACGTACTTCAACACCTTGTACGCAACAGACGGACGCATTTTAAGTTGGGCAACACAATCCCACGCTTCGCGGGCAGCGAACACATTTGCAAGCTTCATTAAGAATTCTCCTAAAAGGGACAGAAACCCCAGCGGCCCGAACGGCCGCTGGGGGAAACACTCAAATTACGCAGCCACATTCGGCCAATAATGGAGATACTTCGCAACGCCATCAATGTAAATTTTGATGGAACCAGCGACATCCTCAGCAGCATCAACCGTTTCTGCGGTCACTTGCGACGTGATATCGCAGAGTCCATCCCAACTTCCGTTATAGCCAGCACGCAAACGAAATCCGACGGCGCTTCCGGTATGGGTTCCACCCATATTTCCACCAATTGAAAGTCCACAAGCAAAAGTTGCAGTGCCGATTACTGCACCACTAGGAATATCAACTGACGCATTAAAAGCGCTAAAATCGCAAAGTCCACTAGACGTAGTAATCGTTACGCCAGTCTTTACAAGTAGACTGGCCCAAGCAGCACCAACCCCGCCGGCCGTAGTGACGTTCGCAGCAAGATAAACATAATCATGCGCTGTATACAACGACACATCGGCAGTCGTAATTGCTTGGGTAACCAGGAATCCTTGCATGACTGCTTCAGTATATCCAGCAGCCAATTTAACACCGCCGTCATCGAAATAAATTTCAATGCCAGAATGTTGCGTTACTCCATCAAGCGGAATTCCATATCCATAATCGGATGAGGCATACTTCCCTTCCCCAATTTGGATAGCTTCAACGCAAGAAGTCGGTTCAATCCGCAAACCAACATCCCACTTGCCAGCACTAGGAACGCGTAAACGAATGCCGGCAGCCTTACCAGTATGAGTACCACCCAGGTTGCCGCCAATAGCCAAGCCACATGCCCAAGTTCCGGTACCAATCGTAGCGCCAGAAGGCACATCGACAGAAGCGTTGAAAGCGCTGAAATCGCAAAGGCCGCTAGACGTGGTAATAGTCACGCCCGTTTTCAGCAACAGACTCGCCCAAGTAGCGCCCACGCCGCCAGCAGTTGTTACATTGGCAGCAAGATACACATAGTCATGCGCCGTATACAATGATACGTCAGCAGTGGTAATCGCGGTGCTAACTAGATAGCCGCACCGAAACGCCTCAGTATACCCGGCCGCCAATTTAACGCCGCCATCGTCAAAGTAAAATTCGCAGCCGGAATGCAGCGATACTCCGTTTACAACAATACCGTCTCCCGCTGTCACGAATTCCTCAGCACCAATCACGATGCCCTTAACGACATCGCCGGGATTGATGTAAATCCCTTCAGTAAACTTAGAATGCGTTCCGCTACTGGCAGCCATAACAAGCAAGCCAACGTACTTACCAGTGCCAGTCTTCGTCATACTGGTAGTATTATCAAGTGCAGCAAGAGCAGCCAAAATGCATCCAGTATCGACCGTAATACCAGACCCACCAGGCCGACCAATGACAGCAGCCGCGCCGGCAAGCGTATTACCAACACTAAATGACGTGCTGCTTTCGATGGTCCCAATCAGACCGGAATGCCAGTGACCCAGTTTTGCAGTTTTGACAACCAACTGACCTATGAGGCCGTACGTCTCAGTTTCGATGGTCCCAGACATATTCACAAGATGTCGGAACCTGCCGCACTTGGCGCTATGGCCACTTCCAACGCTAGTAGTCGATACACCATGTACCTGAAGAATGTCGATCTGACCATCGTCGTAAGTATCGTAATCGTTGGTCAGCGGAACTCCGCCAGTGGTAGCCCCAGAACCGACCCAATCACCAATACGAAGAGTGCCGGTTTTATCAATAAACACATCGCCGTCGATGTTTGCACCAATAAGCGCAAACAAACATGAAGTCGCATCGCCCTCATTGACATATAGAGCATTACCAGCACTACCATCCGTATGCTGGAAAATACACCCAGTAGCATACCCTCTCGTAGTGACAGCAGGCACGGTAGGCCCACTAGCAAATAGAAACCCGGAGTCGGGCGAGGGTTGCTTCATTTTCAGCAGATGACACAATCTCGAAATCACAGTTTGCCCCTTTTCGTTGTTGGGATATTACGCCAGTTCTTTAGCCTGGCAGTTCTCGAAACACTTCACATATTCGGTAGATTAGCCAACTGCCCCCCACCGGATAGTAAAAAGCTCATTACATAGATCGAATTCTAATGTGAAGCCTTTATTATCCATGGAAATCAATTTAGCTTTTACAGTAATTTGGCTTACATTAGTGACGTTAATACAATGAGTATCGCTGCTATCACCACGAAAACAATTAACAGCAATACCAGCCCAAGTTATTGAGTGCTGGCAACCGGAATCGTCAGCGGACCCTTGACCGCAACAGAAATGCGATTGAGCCCCCGGACTCTTAGAGACGAAAAACGTCACCCTCTTAG